GCCAAATATGTCACCAATTTTATCAAGCGAAATGCCCAATGCATCAGTGAAGTTTGCCCAAAAGTTCATTGAAAAATGCAATTTGCGCATTTTCCCGCCAAGTTTTATGGAGTAGTATCCCCGTTGTTTGTTTGCCATAGTAAAAAAATAAAAAGCGCAATCCCCTCAAATTGCGCTCAAATCATTATGCTTTATCTGATGCGTCAATTTGCCCAGTCAATGTGATTGATCCTGAATAAGAAACTGGAGATTCCATTTCCGCACTTTGCTCAAGTGATGAAAGGAAACCCTCCGCAGTGAAAATACGATCACCTGTTGTTTCAGTTCCAAACACACAAGTCAATTGTGTACGTGCCAAAAGAAAATCAGCAAGTTCAGTCACGTTTGAAGAATCATCATAAGTGACTAATCCATCAAATGAAACTTCACCGCTCATCACACCTGCGATCACTTCTTGAAATCCGCTTGAATCTTTAGTTGTTGCCTCTGGCAAATCAGTTGATAATGTTAATGAGCATGATGTTGTATGCCCTAAATTTGCTCCTTCTACTGAAAGAATCAGATTTGTTCCGTTAAATACACCCGTTGTTGGCATAGCTTTTTAATTTTTTAATTCTATACAAATATACTTATTTTTTTTATATGTAATCAATCCCAAAAAAGGAATGAACTCCATTATCACTCAAGGTGATTTCGTATTGTTCCCAATCTTCGGGTTGCGCTTCAATATCCTTCCAAAGTACATCAACGGAAAAGTTTTCCGCCAATACTGCATCGGTTTCGATATTGCCCTCATCATCATAAATAGGTTGCTCAATTATTGGATGGTGCAACTTCACAATTACGTGACTATGTGCGGGAAATGTTTCATCCAAATCCTCATCATATTGTGATGGCAAAGCATCAATCAAAGCATCCGCAGTTGCTTCATCTGGAAACTCATATTTCTTAAATAATTCCATTAGCTTGTAAGTGTTTGTAATTCGCTGTTTGATAATGCCGTGTCAAAATACATTAGCTGTTTTAATTTACCACTAAAATAAAATGCACTCCCTAAACTACCATTTGTAAAATCTATTCTGTCTAATCCTGTTGGCATTGTTTTACCTGTTTGTGTAGAACCTATTTGTACGCCATTTATAAAAAGTGCTGTGTCGTTGTCTTTATATTTTAAAGCTATTTTATTGTAATTTGTAAAATTATAACTTGTAGTAGAAAAACTTGCTTGGGTAGTTGTAGCAACAACATCAGCTCTAATTTGGTTGTTATTATTACCTAATTGTATTAAAACCCTGTTAGATGTAGAACCGTTCGATATATTTATAACCCTGTAAGTGTTATCATTTCCTAAAGCAGCNGCTTCTATGAATAATGTGCCTTCACTATCATTAAATAAATTAGCATCTCCTGCTCCACTTGCATAGTCAATATTTCTTGTAACAATACCGCCAACCGTTGGTATTAAACTGGTAACTCCTTTGCCCTGTTCGATTTGACCGCCAAAAGTATAAAAATTTACACCAGTTGCGGTTGTACCGTCTGCATATAAAGAATACTGTAAATTATTATTTGCGTTGCTAATAAAGTCAAAAGAAACCCTATACCAGCCGTTTGGATATTCTTCTATTTTTTTATTTGTAACGTTTTGGCTTGAAACCTCTGCGCCAGTAGTTAAATTCACTACCATATTTGCAGAAGCAAAACCTTCTTGTACTTTTATCCTGTCGTATGTTCCTTTTTTTAAGAAAACAGAAAAATTGTGATAGTTCCCACCATTACAAGAAAACCCTCTATATATACCAATAGTACTACCGCCACTCCCAGAGGTTATTTTTGAGGCATTGTTTGCGCCATCAGGTGAAATTGAGTTGTTGTTTGAAATAGTAGCGTTCAAAGTTGAATATCCGCTCAAAGTATTATTAGGATAAACCCTGTTTAATCTTATAGGTTCCAAAAGTAAACTAGGACAACTTGAAGGATTGCCATTTGTTAAATCATAATTCAAACGAGGCACATTGTTTCCCATTGTTTCAATATAACCGCCTTTGTTTACTCTTGTTGCGTTTCCTGATCGTGTGAATGTGAAATCCCCATCACCATCGGATGGCAAAACTGAATAAACTTTGGATTCCGCATACGCTGCGGGAATCATCGCTAGATTTGCAGTATCTTTTATCCCCATTTATTTTGTTTTATCTTTTATCTTTTCAAAGGTACGCAATCCACCCAAACCAAGCATCCCCAAAAGGATTGTGATGAGTTGATCCATTTGAATTGCAGGAGGCATCGCATCAGGTGAAACCCACGCAATTAAATCACGAATGATGAAATTGTATGCAAGTGCCAATCCACAAATCCAACCAATGAATGGTCGCCAACCCGCAACAAAAACGCTCCGATGTTGTGCCTCCATTTTGTTGATTTCACTTTGTACCTTTACAAGTTCCATCATTTTATCAGGATCAATTTCCTTGCCTTTGATTGCTTCACGCAAATCCTTTGCAAATTCACCCAATGATGATTGCCCACCACTATTCAACCTCAATAATTTTGCCAACAATGTTTTCATTAGTACACCCAAATAACATTCTTACTTTTATCGGGATCATTATCAACGTGAATAAACGTTTTGGCAATCCCTAATCTATTGAAACCAACAAGGATCAAAACTTCAATCAAACGAAATCGATCCGCTGAATTGTCGCAACTCACATCAATTGCATATCCCTTCAAATGGGATGATGATTTTGATCCGCCAACCTTATCATTGTGAGCAATCGAACGCACTCCCGAATTGATGCGTATTGGTTTGCCAAAAATTGTACGTGCTTTATCAATCATTTGCAGCACTTCGGCATCCATACGTTCACCACTTCCAACTTCATCAGGTGAATCAAATTCGTTTATTTTAAAATGATTCATTTTAGAAACTCAAAATTGTGATTTGAAAATCCTCAACCCTTGCGGTTGCATTATTCTTATTAACTTTCACTTGTATTTTCACACCGCTTGTTTTGATTGCGCTTGTTACAAAGAATTGAGTTGTGCGTGAATAACGCACCTCATCCCCAGATGTTGCAATCAAATCATGAGCAAACTCAACGCTTTTTGTTGTATCTGGAAAATACAATCTTGAATCCATTCGTGTGTTTGATGCACCCGTTGTGATATCGTAATCATTGCGAATCAATAAAACTTTTCCAACTGGCACTTCACTCAAATCAATTGTATTGGTTGCGGAATCCCACAAATCCCCAGTGATGTACGTTGGTTTGTGCGTTGTAAGTGTACCCGATCCCGCCTTGTTGTTTGTTAAATCTGTCCAAGTATCTTGCGATAAATTGATGGGAGTTGCAGTTGTTGCAGTATCCTCATAAAAGGCAAACCCGCCAAGTGTATCATATAGCGCATTTGTGCTTGTTTTGATTTCATTTACATTGGATGCGGTCACTTTGTAAATTTCCGCCAATGCTGATGTTTGATTGTCCGTTTTATCGGTAAATGTGATTTTTGCCATTATGATTGTAATTCAAATTGTAATTCGTTTTGTAATCCGCCCGATGGAGGAATTTGTTCCACACGATTGCTTAATTCAATGATTGCCCTGAAATATGTGTGATCACTCAAATCTTGCTCAATATACTGAATGCCCTCATTTTGTGATGTGTACACATTAAATCCTTGTGCGCTCAAATCAAAATAATTTGCTGATCGTGTGCGCAACAAAGATAAACATTCATCCACAATAAGGTTGCAATCGAGTTCACCGCCATTGTCCGATTCAAATCTTGTGACCACTTCAATCCTTGTAATCACTTCGGAATTGAATGTTGTTTGATTTTCATCAACTTCATTGTTTGTAAGGGAATAAACCCGTACAAATGGATACGTTGCATCTGATGGCACTCTGCCATAAATTGGCACGATATTGCCACGCAATGAAACTTCGTTTGTTAAACGATCAATGATGGCTTTTCGTATGCGGTGAATAACTTCTCTCATGTTAATTTTTTTAGTTTTTTATCAACTCGTTTCAACATATTATTGAAACCAACCCTTGCGGATGAAAAGAAAAATGGTCGTGCGGGTAAATTTACTTCACGAATTCCTTTGCCCTTGAATTGTGCTGCATACGAATCAGGAATTCCAAGTTCCTTCATATCCGCCAAACTCACTGATGATCCAGTTCCAAATTCAATATAAGGTGCATAATCAGCATTAGCAAATACATCAACACCTTTTCCCGATGCCTCCGCATTTATACTTTGGCGCAATCCGCCCGTATCCTTTGCTGCGGATTGTTTTGCCCTGCCAACAATTTCCATTGCACTCCTTCCAATTTCATTTGAAAGTTCTTGTTTTGAGAACTTTTGCAATTGCGCAAGTTTTTTATTCAACTTTGCTAAATCCATTTGATTGATTTTCACATTCATATCGTAACCGCTTTGATTGTTGTGTACTTGTCAATCGTGGAATCAAACTTGTCATTGATGCGGTATTTTTCACCCGATGATTCAAGTTCCAACACATCACTCATTAGGATTTGATTTGCTGCCTTTTCCCGCATTATTATTTCAATTGCGGTGCGTTGCTCCCTAATTCCGTTTTCCTGCGTTATTTCGCCTGAATTTTCCTTGTAGGCGCACCAAAAGGTATGCACAATGGTTTCGGAACTCGTGAAACCTCCGAATCCATCCGCCTCCTTTGTAAGGCGCAACACTTTTATTCTTTTATTTAACCGCCCTGCATCCATTAAACAAACATTGATTTGTAAGATGTAAGTATTGTTTTGGCATCAGTTGGAATCAAATGCACACTTGATCCTTCAATGAAATCCGCACGATTGTCGTAATACGTTGAAATCGTTTGGAGCATTGCTTGTTTCATTAGTGCGTTGTTGATGCCACTTGTGATGTAAGTGATTTTAACCTTTTCCGCAGCACCACCATCCAATTCAATGGTTTCATTATCCAAACCAAGTATTGTGAATGTTGCGGTTTCATTG